ATCCACTGGACTTCGTAACCTGTGTCCACATATCAGGTGTGATAATATTTGGACCGTCCTTCTTGGAGTAGACGCGGATTTGTGCCAAGTTCAGGCACTCCGTGCGATTATAGATAAACTTGATATATCGACCGGTGGTTGTCGCATTGGCAGAAGAAACTGGAATCTTAACATATCCCTTATAGGCAGGATTGGAATTCATTCCCGCATTGTGATTGCCTTTATAGCAGCCAAATCCTGACCCATCTTTGGCGTAACTAAAGCCCGTGCATTGAGAACCCAGTGCCGCACAGCCCTTTTGGGCGTCCTCAATGGACGGTAGGGTAAAACAGGCAGGTTGCGGCCCAGTCGTTTCCAAATATCCAGACTGAACCGTAAGATAATCAATATCAGGTTGTGCAACAAATCCTTCCTTTAGATTTGGCTGATTCCACATTTGTTGATTAAACGGCTTAATGGTTCCATTTTGAGAAGCGGGGTTATTAATTCCAGGTTTGGGTCCATAACATGTTACGCCTGCCATATTATTATCTGGTGTCCATGATTGAAGCCCTGGCGTTCCGCCACAGCCTGGAATGACCGATGTGGTAATCGGCCATTTGCCTCCGCCATCTGCGACCCACCCTGAAAAACACCAATCTGCGCCGTTGATATAGGCATCTTGTAATTGTGCAGTACTGGCAACCGATGCACCATATTGCGCGCAAACATTACTGGCTTGATCACGTGTATATTGGTAATTGGGACCTACTGCAAAGACCTGTCTTGGCCCAACGATATTACTGGAGCTGGCGGGGCCAAGTGTAATGTCATAGGCCTGTTTCAGAGCCGTGGCACGTTCTGCATTCTTTTTGGTATTATCATTCGCAAGACGATTGATCGCATCGTATTTTTGTTGTACCGCTGCAACGCCGCCCAGTGATTGTCCAAATGTAACACCTGACTCATTGTTGGGATCGATGATTGTTCCAGGGTAGTTGAATGTATTGGGTATTGTTTCAAACCCCTCGATTCCACTAAAACCCTCTTTCGAGCTGGCCGCTACAGCAGGAAGCTGTGTATAGGTTGGACCGACTCGTGAAGTTGTCCCCTTATTAGTATACAAGTACGATAAACATGCTTTGGACAGGGGTCCGATCGCATTGTTGGGTCCATCACATGGAGTATTGATGGGTACTCCCGTGGTATACATGGATACTTCGTTCCAATCAGGAATGCTAAGGGGATTTCCTTTTGAATCGTTACCTGTTTGGGCTTGTGCCATTTTGACAGACAAATTATCAACAATCGTATCAATGTTCAATGGATTTCCATTACTATCGCGCTGTATAGCATTTGCGGTAGCAGAATCAACTGGATATCCAGTACCTTTTGTGGTTCCACCCATTTGTATCCATCGTGATTGAAGACATTCCAGCTTGTATTTTCCAGGTGAATTGGCCGCACCATAACATGGGTCTGATTCCAAAAATGTGGCGGAGCTGGCTTGAGTAATGATAGGGCCGTTACTGCAGCTAAGTGCTTCGCCATCATACATATTCACAAATGAGAATGGCATAAGACATGCAAAGTTCATACTTGTTTTTCCATTTCCAGGCATCAAGGTAAATGAACGAAATCCATCAAACGTATTTGTACCGGTAATACGCGGCTTTGTATTCGTAACGGTATCGGTCTGAATAAGGTTCATAAGATCGATGGTAAAAATGCCACTGGGAGTTTGACCTTTAAGATAGCCACATACATAGGCAGGATTTGAGACGGGCGAAACTGCAATCGTAAACTGTGTCCCTTCAGAGTTAGCAGGCACGGTAACTTGTGCAGCATTGGCTTTACTGAGGTTCTTGGCAGAGAGAGAGATCGAACTATTTGAACTGCTTACTGTAACAGAACCATCACCGTATAAATACAGAGTAGAAGGAAGACGGCCCGCTTCAGGTCCAACACGAGCAAAGCGCTGTGTGGTATAACATTGCGTGCAATGAGGGGAACCGAATGTTTGTTTGGCAAGACAATCGACTTTCTCCTTTACGATAGCGCACTTATCTTTCGTGATTCCAAAAGTTCCAGGCTTGGCTTTTCCGATGGTAGGCTGGTAGACTAAATAGGGATCGTAAGGAGCAGAACCTGATTTTTCTACGTTATTCGCCATATTAGTTTGTTGGGTACGATCGGATGGAGATACGTATAAGCCACTAGGACCAACGACTTGACCCGCCGAGTTTTTGGTTTGGAGATCAAAACTCATACCGCAATTCGCCGCAAATGTGGGATCATTGAAGGCGTCACATGTTGTAGTTGCAGTTTCGCATTGTTGTGCGAGTTGAATCGTTTTAGGCGTTTGATCCGGCGTGGTATAAGGTGTAGTAGACTCTAATTTGTATCCATTTGATGTGGGCTGAGCCGTTATGGTTGCTAAGGCCTGTTTGACATTATCGGCGCTAATGGGCTCCATAGAAACAGAAGGATTAGCCAAATTCACCATATTCGTCAATGAATTGAACTTTACCTGAGAATCATTGATGTATTGTTGGTGCTGAGAAATAATGTCCGGAACATCAAAGAAATTCTCTTTTATTGAATTACTGTAGTTTAATCCTACGACTAGGATAAACAGTACTGTAAATAATAATATAATGTTAAAGAACATTATTATCTACTGTGAAACAATATTTTAAAAGATTTGTGCACTTTTTCCAAACGATGTCTGTCTTTTTGTGCACTTTTTCCAAAAAAGTGCTTAGTAATTATTATCAGGTCTCAACTGTGGCAGCGAATCCATCTCACGAGTAATAATGCGAAATACGAGCTGGAGCTGCTTGTTCAAGTTAATAAGACGAACAGGAGATTGTAGACCGACTCCAAATGCGTTCAACACACCACCCAGATTCGCTCCAAATGGGTTCAATAGAACACTGCCGGTTGTCGGATCCTGGTATCGTGCCTGAATGATGACAAAGTTGGCATAACCAACATCATTAAATCCATCTTGCAATGTCGTATTATTGGTAGAATAGGCCGATCCAAGAACGATATGTCCCTCAGGACGATTGACCCAATTACAGAATTCCTGTAGTGCAGAGCCGGCTGGATTGCTAAATGTAGCAGGTGTATAGGTATATCCGCTAATCTGAATACGATCTCCAGGACAGAGTTCAAACTTGCTAAAATACTTCGATGTATTGATGTAAAAATTAGCAGGATTGCCATTTACCGCAGGGATAAGAACATTATATGCATTTACAGTAGTAACACCCGTATTCGTCAAGGGAATCGTGAATGGGAAGGTAGTACCGGCGGTCGTTCCAGATTGCGGAGCAATAATACCACTAATATCGAATGTATCGGGCGAGGTACTAATGAGTTCTCCATTCGGACGACGCAGATCAATGGTCATCTTTTGAAGAGTGGACAACGGTGTTGGATAGTACTCTTTCTGGCATTTCAAGAACTTGGGAATCATGGCAATGAATCCGCGACCCGTGCTCGACTGATAGGTAGAATCAGATACCCATTGTGCGTCATATTGAAGAACACCAAAGCTTCGGTCCAAAAAGTTATCCGTTCCGTAATTATTGTTTTCAAGTTCATCCACACGTAGGGTTACATAGGGAAAGTTCAAAATATTATCCTGATAGCTGGTATCGGTAGTCTGCGCACTTGTATTTCTACGATACACGGTGACACGGAGACTTTCACCTGGCATAATCGCCTTGACCAGCTCGATACGGACAATGTTTTTGAATTTCTGTTGAGAGGCCAGACTGGCTCCGAATCCTTGTCCATTCGCCGCTGGATCAAAGTTAACCGTAAAGTTATAACGATTCTCTTTATTATTGCGAAGCCAATCACGATCTGCAGAATAGATGAAGAGATTGTTCTCGATCTCGCGATAGCCAACAATCTTGTCCTCACGAATGATATTATTTTGAGGAAGAGCATTTTTATCAGTTGATGCTAAGAAGGGTGAGACAATCGTAGGATTTGCATTGGCTTGGCCGAGACCACGTGGATCAGGAGAGATTGTCAGATTTTGCATAGTATCAAAGGAGCCAATTGAGCCAGAAAGCAATTCACGACGATCAGGAAGAATCACAAGGGGTTGATCCATGATGGGGCGAGCCGATTGACTACGCTGAACAAGTGCAAGCTCCGTAGAGCGATTATGAGAATCCTGTAGAGAGCGAAAGGAGGAATCGGCTTGAACACGTCCTTGAATACCAGCATCAGCCTTTGCCAAATCAGAACTTTGAGCAGCACGTAAGGCCTCCAATTCACGTTGTTTCTTAGCTCGTTCAAACATCTCCGCGGCGGGCGGGCCATCTTCCGTTAAAGAAATGCGAAAATCAGGAATGGTGGAAGGAAGTGCCTTGACTTCATTGCGCTCTTGAGTAAGACGCTCAAATCGCTGTGACGTTTCTTGAAAGAGTGATTCGTCCATGACATTCTTTACCACATCGGAGTTCTTTGTGAGTTCTTTTCGCTGAAGATATTGCGAGAAGTCTTTCGCACAGGCTCCTAGTACTTCTCGGTTCAAGACTTGAATGGTTTTATTGCCCTGTTTTTCGTATACTTGATCCATGTAATGCTGGAGTGTTTTGGACATGCGTTGTCGTTGGGCATCGTTAAGAGGTGTACCCGATCGTTCTTGAAAGTCCTGTACGAGAACAGTTTCCAGAGTGCGGTAATTTTTTTCACTAAAGAGAACCGCTCGGACAGTGCCCTGTTGATCAGAGGAAGGGGCTGATGGCGGTGATTGAACCGGACGATACATTACTACATGTACTATATAAATCTTTTAGATGGGGTTTCATACAAAAGATTGATTGTATTCTGAACTTATTGTCTGAATAGATAAATATCGTCCTCAATAGAAAGATCGATCCATTCAAAGGTAGAATGTTTATTACAATCACCGACCCATATGCCGGCCTGACCATCTTCTGATAGCCATTCATTTTTCACCCAACAACTGGGATACTTCTTAATCAATTCTTCGATCCATTGATAATCAGGTGCCCACCCTGTAATAATCGTGCAACGCATACCATTTTTACCACTCTGATGAACAGTTGTATTGGGTATATCGATAATATCATCAAGAATAGTTATGATATCTGTTTCAACAGGTGATGTAATGGTGATACGATTATTGCAGTCATTCGGCATAATATATAACACTATATATATCTTATTTAAGTAATGAAACTATCGACTAAACATGATGTTTCGCAGTTCTAACATAGTAGAATCTTTAGTAGCCTCTTTACAAAACTCTTTGAATGAAATTCCATATATCATGCATACCAAAAAGTACATACTATACATTCCACATTCTGTATTACTATATTGAAATCGACGAGCATTGAACCCCAACTGACAATCCGGAATTTGTAGGGTAAACGCTCGCATAAAACGAGAAATCATCGGAGGGGTCTTGTAACCATATGAATCGAAATAGGAAATAAACGGTTTCTTAATGTTATGAATGTCAATATATAGTGCAACCCAGTGACTTCCACCCTTATAATGAGGATCCAAATTAAATATCATGCCAATGCCTCGTTTTCCTTTAGCATATTCGTCTTTTAGCTTCAAATTGCATAAATCGGCATGGAGGCATTTCGGCGCACTACTCTTAATATAGGGATCGGGTACGGAAAAGTCCATGGGATAGACGCCCATAAATTCAAACCACGAGAATACCTCTTCATATTGTTTCATTGCATTCTGAATGTTATAGTTGTCGAGCCATGTGTCGGGCTTCTTCTCCCACTCTCTCGGATACCGTGGGCGAAGATACTGTTTACGGAGTCCTTTTTTGGTGTCTTCGTCTAATGGTACTCGGTCTAATAAGCACTGTTCTTCTCCTTCATGACACCCAACAGATTCAAATATTTTCTTTCCCTTTTTCTTGATACGAGATTCGATGTCATGATACGTCGAAGTTGGCAAACACCTCTTTCTGGATTTCCCCAGTCGAGGGTGACATCGAGAAAATTCCTCGAGTGCCAATTTACGTTTCTTGGTCTGCCGCATCGCCGTTTCCTATCTCCTACGGAGAGAATAAAACACGATAGAGATAGAGAAATGTCGAGCGCACCATCCTTTTCGAATCCATATGATTTCTCTAAATCGGATTTATCATTAATGGTGGGTGGCCAAATTATGTTACTGGTGATGGTCATTTTGGTGCTTTGCTTTGGAGTTCAACCCCTACACTTTGCCTATAAAGAACAAGTACAAAATCTAATCAAAACAAATGGTTCGTGAAAATAAAACAAAGAAGTAGGTTAGAATGAGTGAGGAGGCGCCTATATGGGTAAAGATAACAACGGTTATAGGATGTTCATTTATTTTTATTTCATGTATCGCCGCATTTATGTTCATTTCGTATTTTGTAGGATCAAAAGATCGCAGAAATCAAATTCAATCCGAATCGACTCGGATTTGGCCTTATAGCATTGCAGGGTCGTTCTTATTATTTATTGCCGCCTTTTTATATTTTAATATGAATGATAATCACGAAAAGATTATGTATTTCATTTTTGTGATGACGTTTTTGGCGATTGGACTATCCTATAGTGCATTGAGTATCGCATTGATTCATAAAAACTAAAAAATGTTCTTTCTGATAGAATGAGTGCACATGCACCAACCAACAGCTCAAAAAGCACAAGCAATGCAGCAGCCAGCGCACCGACAAAAAGCACAGCTAATGCAGCCAATGTAGCAGTCAATGCAAGCAACTCCACATCTACGGCACCTGCCTTTAATCTATCTTCCATTCTATCGATGGTTTCATCATTACCTATTATAATTGGATTAGGTGGTCTTGGACTTTGGTGCCTGTTCAAAGTGGGCATGCAAACGTCCAATATGTTAGGTGATTTAGGAAACTGGAGTGGTATCAGTTTTCAGGTAAAGAAAATTTTAGCTTCTACGATGACAGGTATGTTTGTCTTATTAATCGTCTCTCTTATTTACTTTCTTCAAGATCAGTCAAAGCCGATCTATATTGTATTTATATTAGTATGTATCGCAGTATGTATCTCCTATAGTGCCATGGCCGCCGCAGTGATTAACTAAAAAACAGGCTACGATATAGAATGGACGATCCATTATTGCTCCTATTTGGAATTGTCTTTGTTGTGGGATTTGGATTCTACATCGTCTTCTTTTTATGGGCTAATCAGAATCTGGGCGGAACGACCGATTGGAATCAAGTAAAATCCAATGTATTTTCTGCATGGATTTCACCCTCTATCGCTATTTTATTTACGTTTATGTCATTGTTCTATTTTATTCGGTTTCCCAACTATTCTGTCTACCTTGCTATGGGGTTATCCTGTCTCGCCGTTGGTCTATCGGCAGGTGCACTTTCCTTTTCTTTAGTGTCGCGATAATCACTGGAGTCGCCATACGGATGGAACGGAATGATGAAGACGTAGGCGCAACTCTTCACGACTAATAAATTGTGACACCCCTTGGAGACGAATAATGCATCGAATCATGTCTCCCGATTTCAAATCGGATACGCGACAGACGGTGCCTGTTTTGGTTTTTACCATTACGGTAGGGTAAATAAAGAGAGATAGTGTCATTCCGTCTAATAGAAAATAAAAAAGATGGCGAATGGAGTCATAGGAACGATTGGTAAGATTCAAAAAGCTTTGTTGGTGGGTATAGAAGGTACTGATAAGGTATTCATGTAAGGTATGCATCTTGATTTGAAAATGCGGATAATCCGACAAATCAAGTCGCAGACGTGATGTTTCAGAATTGTAATCAATGATGCGAAGTGGGGGAGAGAGAATACTTACATCTTGAAAATCGATCGAATGATCTTTGTAGCATAGTCGAGCAATCGTTTTTCCAAACCGGTCCACCTGAAAGGGTGTAACGTGTATATGTCCAATTTCAAATGCTTGATAGGGGATCGATAAGATCATGACTTGTGTATTCTACGATCATATTATTTAGGTCCGTGAGCACATCTAAAGAATAATAGATTTTATCGGTAGAATGCCACCACCAGATCCAGAAACAACCCAGATGACTGGAGAATCGCTTGGACGTTCCCTTACTTCAATTCGACCGGTATTGCAGCGTTGTGCGGATAGCGCGAATGCCATTCGTGAGAAGACACACCATGTATGTGACTATCTACGTCATCAATTTACGGATCACCCACAGGAGCAACGTTTGTCATATTGTGGACATATGATGAAAGCGCTTCATATGGCATATCATATGGGCAAGGCAGCCGTATGTACAGGTATCAATGCAGTGTTTCCATTTGTCTTTCAGAAAACAGGAACGAATACGGTCGAGTATCTTCACGATCTCTCCACAAAGAGTGAGTAACTTAAAACAGTAGATGAATACATCTAGTAATGTCCGAGCCGTGTAGTTATGCATGGCGCGGTCCGAGTGGGTGTGGAAAACGAACACAACTTCTTGACTTTTTAAAGAAACAATCGGATAAGGTTAACCTTCCGTTCGAGATCAAACCGAGTGTATGGTTCTTGAATAAACAAGTCAATGGCGGCGATCCAGACGATGACGATGATGATTCGACGGGTAAATCCATTCCGTATGAAGAATCACAGCTTCATTTGGGGTTTGATGTGGCACGCATGTCAATGTCGGATAAGGTATTTCTTCAATCGATTCTCGCAAGATGGACGGGTCAGCAAGATGTATGTCTGATGTCTACCGCGATTCAAACACGCTATTTGGTATTGTATCATGCTCATTTTTTGACAGACGAATCGGTTCTTCAGTTACAGGAGTGCCTTGAACAGTATCCAACGTTTGCGATTCTTCTTACCACAGAATTTCCACTATGCGGTCGTCTTCGTGATTTTTGTTTTGAAATTCCAGTGGGCGGGGAGGATCAATTATTGGCCAATTATACAAAGCGGGCTCAATTGAGGAATAACGATGTATGGCTCGAGTGGTTTAAAAAGACGCTAGACGAATGGTCGCAGAATGGGACACCGAAGATGATCAGTGAAGTTCGTAATTGGATTTATACGTGTCTTCAGCGCAATCTTCGATGGACAGATGTGATCATGTATTGGATCAAGACGATTTACCAGACGGATTGGATCACTCCGAATCTTCGTCAGCAATTATTGGATACGTTATGGCATGCAGAATCGGGTTCAGGGTGGGTATTGGTCACATCGTATCGAATTCCGATCTTGTGGGAACATGTGCATTTGAAGCTCGCAAGACAGTTTTATAAGCTTCGAAAAAATAACACGCTAGTATAGAATGGCTCTTTTAGACGCCGTGTTGGATCTAATCCAAAAAGAGTATCATAAAAAGGAACCGATCTGGCAAAAACAGTCGTTTTTGACCCAGACGGATCTCGATTTTTTAGAAACGGAGTGCGCAGCACCCTCTGATTTCGATCCGAAAGGGTGGAGAAAGGAGATGTTGGAGCGATTTAAAAAAGGGACCGCACCATTTGAGGTACGTGAATGTGAATATGGACGCATTATTGCGATCTTGGATCATAACAAGCAGGATATTCCATGGGGACTCTGGGCGCGAATCCTTCGTCTCTATCACACAGCCACGCCGGCTCGTATTTTTTTACTGGCGACACCTTACTTACGTCAATTTCCAAAAAAATCACGAATGATTCGGACGTCCAATATCAATGGAGGATATCCGCATATTACTCCGACCGATATTAATGGCGGATATACCTATCATTGCAATAAAGAAACTATTATGATCTATCGAGCAGAAGATGCAACACGTGTTTTGATTCATGAACTACAGCACGCGACATGCCTAGATCATATGGAGTATGGTGTCGATCAAGTGGAGGCGGAAACAGAGGCCTGGGCCGAGCTTATATATGTTGCCCTCTTATCACAAGGAAAACGAGAGCGATTTCACGAATTGGTTCAAAAACAGGCAGAATGGATGCTCGTTCAAAATCAGGTGGTGAAACGACACATGCGTGAACCCAAACAGTTTCCGTGGCGATATACGATTGGAAAACAAGAGGTATGGCAAAGATGGGGTATCTTACCAGAACATGTGCCTTCTATCGCAGGAGAGGCAACACGTTCCCTTCGTTTAACATTTCCTCCATCACCCTCTATCAAACAACTCTTTGGAGTACATTCCACGTTACTATAATATTTATATTGTATTATTTTTTAGTATCAACTTACTAAAAAATATGACTATTACTGCTTAAACACGAGCAATCATCGTATCCAGACCTTTTTTCCATGCATTTACATCATTCCATTCTCCATTATCTTCCGCGCGAATAGTAATAAAATTCTTATTGGAAAATACTTGTGGACAGCAATTTACAAAAAATATTCTAGGATTTTGATAATGACGTGTTAAAAATGTATGAATCTTAAACATATCTTGAAGAGAATATCGACACATGACAATGACAGGTAACCGTTCTGACATGATTTGTCGAAATCGTTCAATTCGTCGATTATATTTTTCTTTTACAGTATCATAATAATCTTTCCAATTTTCAGTAATACGCCGCCCTGTTTCCTCTTTAATATTTCCTTCTCCTGCCTCAATTGATGACGTATTTTCTAAAGGATAATCATGTGGAAATTCAAACCCATATTCATCAATTAATCTACTTTGATTATGATTAAATCGCAGATTGGTATGAAATTTTGAAAAATCATCTTTGATACATCGTTCTAGACTGGCAAATGATGAAATAATCCAATCAAAGGGGAGGGCTTGTGTACGTCTTCCAAGATTACGCAATGCCTCTGCAGGAGAACAATCATAACCAAGAGTGATAATATGATACATTTATCTAACTATATAAAATTGACTTTATACTATCTTACTAAAAAGGTTAGAAAAAATGGGAATCAAAGGATTATTTCTCTTCTTAAAACGATGGGAAAAATCCGTTTTAATTGAAGAGGAAATTAAGAATAAAAGTATAGGACTAGACCTCTTCTGGTTTCTTCATCAATCAAAGGGGGATCGTGCAACATTGCAGGCAACTCTTCAGCCGTTTCTATATCATGCCTCATGTGTTCATGTGGTAATAGATGGAGTGTATGCAACCGCAGAACGTCGAACAGTATTGGAAAAACGACGAGACAAGAGACAGGGTACGATTACAATTATGGAAGAGATCATGGAAACACCTCTTTCACATATGGAGGAACGGGACCGAAAATGGTTGGAACATTATGTCAATCAATTGAAACGACAAGTATGGAAGCCATCACGAGAATACATTCGTGAAATAAAGGAGTGGTTACACGAAAGAGGGGTGATTATTCATGAACCAGAGGGAGAAGCGGATCAAATGTTGATCGATCTGGAGCGACAAGGAACAATTGATCTGGTGATCACCAATGATTCGGATCTAGTGGCACTGGGTGCGGATACGCTTTTGAGGATTCGATCCATTGGCGAAACAAGCGGATCGATCATGTCGAAATCCCATTTGAGAAAACAATTGGGATTTACGATTCAACAATGGGACGATTTCATGTATCTGTGTAAATATATGAATGACACGGATGTATTATTGGCCTATTCTCTTATTCGCGTGTATAAGGGGTTAGACCATGTACTAGAACGATGGAATGTGATTCATGATGAACCCTTATTGCGAACTATTGTATGATCATAGAGATCGTATAGGCTGCAAGGATGAATCATTTTTTACCATATTGGTTGAACAGATCCGTTTGCAACAATCATTCGGATTATAAAAATGGTACTTCGAAAGGGTGTGACGTTCGGTGTATTCTTATCCGATACGTAAGAAATTGACTGCATATGTACCATTGGGACTATTATCAGTAAGACGTAATGAAATACCAAATCCGCTAGAACCAGAACCATTATCGCTAATAATACTAAATGATGCAGAAGACGATGATGCATTAAATATGGTGGTATTCGATGAGTTTGCGACAGTTGATGCAACATAGGTAGATACAAATGCAGATGCCGACACTGTATTTGATCCTGTTGGAATAGTACTAGGTGTAGTAGCAACAGCTGTAACTAGCCATATACCACTTGTAACATATAATGGATTTGATGTAGTTGTAGGCGGAATCACATCGGTATTGGTTGCTGGAGCACTCCAGGTTGCTGAAACATTGTATGTAAACGAACGTACTGCGCCTGCTAGGATTGTCGCAATAACCGAAGAATTACCAATCGTAACCGTATTCGAACCCGAACCAGGTGTATTCGCTCCAATTACAATTTCATTGTTAACAGTTGCAGTGGAACATGCTGTATTTGATCCAATATAAATGTTATTATAGCCTGTAAGTGGTGTACCTGATGAACCTGCATTATAACCAAGTGCGGTATTATATAATCCTGTTGTATTGTAATACAAGGCTTGATTTCCAACTGCTGTGTTATATCTACCACCCGTACTCACAGCATACAGTGCATGCCACCCAATCCCCATATTTGTAGTATCACCATTTCCAGCACCATTACCACCAATACCAATATTAATATCATTGATTGTACCATAAACACGCAATGAAGCAGAACTTGCATTTGTACCAATGGATACATCACTTGCCGAATATACCAAATTTGGATTGATATATACCCATTGGCTTGAGCCGGCTTGACCAGCTGGGCCAGTTATACCTGCTGGACCTGTTGTGCCTGTTGGACCTGTTCCAATTGGACCTGTTGTACCCGTTGTACCCGTTGTACCGGTTGGACCTGTTCCAATTGGACCTGTTATACCGGTTGGACCGGTTGTACCAGTTGGACCGGTTGGACCTGTTCCAATTGGACCTGTTATACCGGTTGGACCGGTTGTACCAGTTGGACCGGTTGGACCTGTCCCAATTAAACCCGTCATTCCAATTGGACCCGTTGTACCCGTTGACATGCAAATCAGAGGATAATTTGGCAATCCAGCAATCGGTGGTACACCAGGTGGACACGGGCGCGGATACAGCGGTGGTGGACAAGATGATGTAGGATTGCAACCGTAGTTATTATAATATGCCATCTCTACGTCTAATAAAATATGGTATAATGTTTTAAGTACAAAATTGAAAGAATAAATACTAAAAAAAAAGAAAGATAGAATGCCATATTGTGAAAAGCATTGTATAGATTCGAAACACACATGTAAACACTGTATTGTTGAAAAACGACAAGCAACCATGATGGAGAGATATGGTGTAGTAAATGCTCTTCATTCAAAGGAGATAAAGGAGAAACGACAAAAGACGTGCTTGGAGAAGTATGGTACAGCGGATCTATTTTCAAATGAAAATATTAAGAAAAAACGTAAGGAAACAAATCTAAAAAAATATGGTGTAGAAGAAACACTACAACTAAAGTCGATTCGTGATAAGGGTAAAGAAACAATGATAGAAAAATATGGTTCAGAACATGCCATGAATAATATAGACGTTAAACAGAAACGTATAGAAACTAATCTTTTAAGATTTGGTACAGAAAATGCGTTACAGAACGCAGAGATATTGGAGAAACGTAGAGAAACGAATCGTGAGCGTTATGGAACAGATGAGGTTCTTCAATCCACGGAGGTTAAACAACGTGTACATAATACAATGATCGAACGTTATGGTGTATCAAATCCGTTACAATGTAAAGAAATAAAAGAAAAAAGAGATAATACATGTGAAGAACGGTATGGTACAAAAGATATCATGCATAATGCATTTATATTTGAAAAAATAGCAAAAAATTCATTCAAGAAGAAAGAATATACTCTTCCTTCTGGAAAGATAATTACCTATCAGGGATATGAAAATGTTGCTCTTGATGAATTACTTAAAAATATAAATGAAGAAGAATTTACGAATGATATCAAACAGATGCCTAGGTTTATGTATATATATAATGAGAAGAAACATAGATATTATCCTGACATCTATCTTCCCAATCAAAAAAAGATCATAGAAGTTAAATCTCCTTATACTTATCAGAAACAATTAGAACAGAATAATTGTAAAAAAGAACAAGTAATAAAAGATGGGTATGTATTTGAGTTTTGGATATGTGATAAAACAAAAATTATTGAAAAGATGTACTAAAAATAATATAATGATATATATTATTTTATAAGCATGGAGTATTTTATGTATTTTTGTCCTTATGGATTTTTTAGTTATTACGCCGAAGTAGCCTTCTTCTTCTCGGGAAGAACATACAGCTTGTACAAATAACTTTGGATGTTCCTATAGGTAAGGTTCTCACCCTCCTTCACACCAAGCACCTTGCGCATCGCGGGATCAGGGTGAATGGTGTGACCCTTCTCGGCGTCCTTCAGCTTATTCGAGTCGACATAGGCCGAGAAAGCGCGAGTGACATCCGCCGGCGTCATCTGCGAGCCCTTGGCCTTGCCCAGGAACGAGCAGAGCTCGTCCTTAAGGGTGACCGGTGTGGTGAAGATGGTCGGGCGCTTCTCCTTCGGGACGCCATCCTCGTCCTCCTTCTTAGCACGGCGACGGCGACGGCCAGCCTCCTTGACCTCCTTGGCAACGCGCTTCTGGAGGCGCTGCAGGGTCTTGATGGCGGCAACGGCCTGGTCGCGCTGCTGCTGGAAGACCGAGATGAGGCCCGAGATCTCCTGATCCACGGACTTCGACTCGGCCGGCGCAGCCTCCGCAACGCTCGAGGCAACCGGCGCAACCGCAACCGGCGCGGCAACTGCGACTGGTGCCGCAACGGCCGGCTTGGAAACGGCCTTCTTGGCCTTCTCAACTGGGGCAGCAACAGGGGCAACAGCGGCCTCAACAGGGGTATCGGATTTCTTAGTGACCTTCTTCGCAACAGCCTGGTTCGTCTTGCTCATTGTACTAGTACCGGTGATATTCGTGGACATATCTAAACGCAGTTATGCCTATTCTGTGGACAAATCCTCCGTCAAATTTTATGATCAAGTTGGGTATGGAGCCTAAACCAAATACAGGTATTTACTTTTTTTTATTGAAATGTGATGAATTTGACGGGTGAAGACTACGGTAACCCCCTTATCTACGAATTAGATAAGGACAATATCCTTATTGTATTACATCAATAATGAAAATCAAGAAGTTTATAATGATTTGGACGAGTCGCCTCGCCGGATTGGCTCAAAAAAATAAAATTTGACGGGTGGCAGACTCTCAAAAAAAGTCATATCCGAAACATGTCTAGCGTTACCTTTCCTTCCAATTTCTCGACGAAGTCCATTACTCTCTCTGCGCCAAAGACGCTCCAGAGTGGTGCGAAGCAGGCGTATCTGAATTATGGCGGCGAGCGCCTTGTGATGCAGACGGCGGTGGCGATGTCTGTTCCGTTTGGACTGAATGCCTTTCAGTCACAGAATGGCACGGAGTATTCTGTAGGTCTTTCGTTCCGTGGCCATGAGCAGCGCCCTGAGATCAAGGAGTTCATGAAGGCGTTGGAGCAGCTGGACGAGTACATGATTGCAGAGGGTGTGAAGAATTCCAAGACGTGGTTCAAGTCAGAGCTGGGCAAGGAGGTGATTAAGGCGTTCTACACTCCGAGCCTGAAGTACAGCAAGGACAAGGAGGGCAATGTCCTGAGCTACCCGCCGAACATCAAGATTAAGTTGCCGAAGCACGGTCAGGACTTTGATACGAAGTTCTATGATCTGAATGGTACCCCGTACAAGGGTATTCCAGTAGAGGACCTGCTGGTCAAGGGCATTCAAGTGACGGCTATCATCGAGTGTGGCGGCGTCTGGTTTGCGGGTTCGAAGTTTGGCCTGACGTGGCGCGCAAAGCAGATTGCGATTCATAAGTTGCCGGAAAAGATGGCAGACTTTGCCTTCAAGGGTCTGAGCTCGGCCCCGCCGCCTGAGGTAGATGACGAGGAGAAGAACGAGAACGAGGTGGACGATGACGAGGCCTTCCAGGCGCCAGCCCAAGCAGCATCGAAGCCGTCGGCAGTGGCGGCAGCCATGCCACAAGAGGACGAGGAGGAGGACGGTGATGACATTGAGCCGATGCCCGCTCCGAAGAAGACGATTATCAAGAAGAAGGTCGTCGTTACTACCAAGAAGTAAATCATAAACAATCAAACAAAACTATCTTATTTTTTGTTTGATGGTACAAGTAATATTAGTTTGTAACAAACTTATCTCCAATACATGTGATAGTGGGTGGCATTGGATTACCAACATTCATAGAATCCATTTGAAGTTTTACCACTGATGATGGAAGAAGAGGATACACGTAGGGTTGAAATGGTACATACCGTTGTTTCTGTATTTCTAGTAATTCCGCATAGAGAGAACTATTAATGGCCGCTGCATTCAAAATTGTACTTTGTATGATTGTACTTTGAATCGTACTTTGTGTGCATTTTTGTAATGCCTGTTGTATGGATAATAACAGCGTTCCTTCTGTAAGATTTGCGCTATTGTTAATCACAGAAAGAGAAGAAGAAATGCTAGATAGGGTTTGATTGGTTGCGGTAACAATGGGTGGACAGCATGGTTGAATGAATCCAGGTCGATTATAAGAATAACAAAAACGACACGAAGGAGTGATAGGTGTCGTCATTCTACTTTCGTTTGTTCTTTTTGTTTAGATCACTCTTCATCCGAATCAGGTACATCATGGTGTATGGATTCTTTGACGGGGTCATATCGTCCTACATATTCACCAACTGTCTTTTCTTTTATTTTTTTATACAACTTATTCTTTTTGGAATCACGAAAGTAGGTAATACCATCGACAGTATAGACGGATAAGCGAATATATTCAATTTCAAATCCGTCAATATCAACTTGGTCTCGTTCTTTTTCGATATGAGTAGGAAGAACCACCTCTTTATGAATCATGGTGGGAGGCGGAAGCATGGCCGCTTTGGGTTTACGCTTGACGGGTGCTTTTTTGACGGGCTCAGTAGTCGCCTTTTCTACAGCCGGTGATGGTATAATAGGAGTCTCTTCTACCCGTGTTTCTATCACGAGTTGATTTGGAGGATCAATTGGCTTCATTGCCACTTTAGGTTTTCGCCCACGTTTTCCTTTCTCCATGGCTTGGGAAGGGACGGGAACTTTAGATGGTACGTTTTCGTTTGTTAAAAGTAGACGCGCTTTTATCTGATAGTCCATGGCAACTCTCAAACTATCTTCGGAGGGTTCACCCCATTTTCGAACACCCTCTTGATACCATGTTCCGCCAAACAGGTGGGATCGATCAGGAATCGGATCATGAATCGTTCCATGATCGATCTTGCGACACCATTGAATGACAGAAGTGGGCGATTTCTCGGAACAGGAGTCACAGATCTCTCCATCACACGGTCGACCACATCGCATTTCCAGAAAGAACTTATGAACTTGATCGGCAAAATATCTTCTTTCATTTATTCCTGTAATACGAGAAAGACAATGTGATGTCATGGGTGCGTTAGATTGTTGATCGAAGATCGATTCAATTTTCATCGATCTGTAAAAATTGAATCGATCATTCATCGATAGAATCGATCACCCATGATCCCTATTCAGATTCCATTCAAGATCCGTCCTGATCTCATCAATCCTCTTTATGAAAGTGTGTTGTATACCTTTTCCAACAATGATATTGTTGAACATGCCTATGATTATACGTTGTATCGAGTCCCTCATTCTCCCTGCACATTCTGGACTAATTTCCGATTTACGAAAGAACCAGGTTCAGAACTATCGATCGAACTCATGGTGATCACTACTGATGGAACAGCCTCTTCCATTACGAAACAGGAACAACCGAATGCATGGCATGATACGTTCTGGGCCCTGCCTTCGATCGATACAAATAATGATGCAGGCTTCTATTTCAAGATTCATTATAAAAACGAACCAGGTCATAATCCGATTGGCATTTCACTGGTAGGATTTATTCACTTATTTCCTGCTCAACGGATCTATCATCTTCTTAGTGAGGACGGTGCCTGTCAATTCATTGTGACAAAACAGATCCTCTCTTCATATGAAAAGAATGAATCACAGCCAGGAACGATTCATAAGATGAATCTCCAAGAAAAAGAAAAGGTGGTAGAGGCGGATACCGTTTCCATTCGTCCCATTTCCGATTATCATTGATTATAATTAATATTGCATTGATGCATATAAATAAGAATATTGCTATAGGAACCTACTCCGCATGAAGACGATTGGTGACATGATACCATCGTGCCACCCTTTGTAGAGGAACGCCACCAGCCATTATAATTAGAAGGAAAGGTATAACCCGTTCCACAATTCTGATTCCATACATATTGAAGACACGCGACGGATACATCAGATGCAAGAGTGTTGGATTGGTATGCGATACATGGATAAGAAGGAGTAGGAGATTTTAGTAAGACAATCAGAAGAATAATCGTAATGACCACAATCAGGAATAGTAATCCAATGAACAATCTACGATACTCTCTCCAATCATTTCGCAGTGTATTTCCGAGATGGCTACAATAGGAATCAATAGATTCGGTCATGGAGTCCCATGTCTTTTTTTCAGGAACAGTGGGAAGGTGTGAGAGATTCAACGTAATGTCAACCATGTCATGGATCCAATAGAGAGTCCTCATTGTCA